ACAGCAGTTGGAAATGACTAAACAAGCTGGATCATTTGCAGCAACAGAACAAAAAGCAATTAAAGACAACGATGACACAGCCCTCCGCGAACAAGAAATCGCAGCCAAAACAGCTCAAGCAACCGGTGAAGCGGGGTAAGAAACTCCCTAACATCGGTCCGATGGCTAACAAAGAGACTCCTGAAAAGGAGAACAAGTACGAACAAAAAGAAAGGATCGGCAAACCCACCCTTGGTCGATCTGAAAACTATGTATCTAAGGTGGGGCTAGGCAATTTAAGGACAATTACTTATGGCAACACTGACGTACAACCCTACTGAATCAACAGAAGGTGAACTTAATGCTGATGAGCAGGAGAGTCTAGCTGTTGGTGAACAGATGGAACAGCAGCAGGAACAACTGCTTGCTGGTAAGTTTAAAGATGCAGAAGATCTAGAGAAAGCTTACATTGAGTTACAATCAAAACTAGGATCTAAAGATGAAGTACAAACCACCGATCAAGGGAACGAAGAAACCAGTCAAGAAGAAGTAGAACCAGAAAGCAGTTTCCTGAACACTCTTTGGGAAGAATCTCAAGCTGAAGGTATTACTGAAGAGACAGTTAAGAAGCTAGAGTCAATGAACTCTGGTGAACTTGCTAAGATGTACCTTGATGAAAGGGCAGCTAACCAGCAACCACAAGCTACTGCTGAAGATGCTAAGTTCTTGAGAGATCAGGTAGGTGGTGATGAAGCATATAAAACTTTGATCACTTGGGCATCAGAGAACTTCACTGAACAGGAAGTTTCTATGTATGATTCCATCATGAATACTGGTGACCCTAATGCTATGTACTTTGCTATTCAAGCTTTGAGTAATCGCTATCAACAATCCAATAGTATTGAAGGACAACTGATCACAGGTAAGACTGCACCATCTACTTCTGAAGGGTTCCGTAGTCAAGCTGAAGTTGTTCGTGCTATGAGTGATCCTCGTTATGATACTGACCCTGCTTACCGCAGAGATGTAGCAAACAAACTTGAGCAATCTAACATTGATTTTTAACATTCTATTTGGTGCAGGAATCTTTGCATCCACCATTGCTTTTATGATGTGGACTCATCGTCCTGCATCTCCCATCCACAAACAAATGACAACTACTACTGAAGACGGCGGACGTTATAACATGTTCGCCAAAGAACCACCCATGGAAATTATGACTGACGTAACTGTGACCCACAACGAGAAAGCTGAAATGCTTAACGGACGCCTGGCTATGCTTGGTGTCATTGCAGCTATCGGTGCTTATGCTACAACTGGACAACTAATCCCTGGTATTTTCTAATGAACTTTGGCACTAAGCGTAACAAGCCCGCTAAAAAGAAACCTGCAAGACAGATGCCAAGTCATGTCGGCTTGGTAGATAAACTTCGCAAACGTAATGCTGCACTTGAAGCTCAGATTAAAAAGATGAGAGGTAAATGATGGCTAAAGGTTGTAAAGGAGGAAAGAAAGGTGGCGGCAAAAAAAGCAAAGGCTACTAAAACTAGACTCGATAAGTCCTGTTGGAAGGGCTACAAAAAGAAAGGTACTAAAGTTAAATCTGGTACTCGTGTAAACAACTGCGTTAAAAAATGATTACTTGCCCTGATTGTACTCCCGCCCAGCAACACGTTCTTGAACAGTTGCAGGTACGGGCAGACGTAAGAGACAAAACCGCCCTTGCTGTTATCATGGGCAACATCGAACAGGAATCAAACTTCCGTCCCAATGTCTGTGAAGGTGGAGCTATCGTACCCTACGATCAATGCCTTCGCGGTGGTTATGGTCTTATACAGTGGACTACCAAAGCCAGATACGATGGTCTTGGTATCTTCTGTAAAAAATATAACTGTGACCCTTCCTCGGTTGAGGGTCAAACACGTTACATGATTAACGAGATGCAATTTAGAAATGATTTGTATGCATTTCAGATTGAACATCAACAAGTTAATTACTACATGAATGCTGCTCACTACTGGTTAGGCTGGGGCATCCATGGAAACCGTACAAAACACTCTTATACATTTTTACATAAACTACAATGAAATCTATTATCGCTGCTGGTATCCTCCTCGCCTCTGGCTCCGCTGCAATTGCTGGACCCTATGTAAACCTTGAGTCCAACTCAGGTCGCATTGGTAACGAGTACACTGGTACTCTTATCGAACTGCACAAGGGTTATGAAGGTCAGATCGGTGACTCCGATGCTGGTTACTATGTCCAGGCTGGTCCTGCATTCACTCTGCCTAACGGTGAAGATGCTGAAACCAACCTGTCCGGCAAAGCTGGCGTTACCTATGATGTGACCGACAACGTTGAACTGTACAAGGAAGTGTACTTCATCACTGGTGAGGACACTGCTTGGAACATCAAAGCTGGTGCTACCTACCGCTTCTGATTAGCAGATGGTGTAGAGGGGGTTCGATTCCCCCTCCTGCTTTGGGTTGCCAGACCCTAACAACTGGTCTTAATTACTTGATTACATACGAACCATGAACTCTTAATTAAATGACCGCTACAATCGCTTCAAGACAACAGAATAATCTTTGGGAACAGTACTGCCAGTGGGTAACCTCCACTAACAACCGCTTGTATGTAGGTTGGTTTGGTACGTTGATGATTCCCTGTCTGCTCGCAGCTACTGCTTGCTTTATCGTGGCATTCATTGCCGCTCCTCCCGTCGATATTGACGGCATCCGTGAACCCGTTGCAGGATCTCTACTCTATGGAAACAACATTATCTCCGGTGCAGTGGTGCCCTCTTCTAATGCAATTGGGCTACATTTCTATCCCATCTGGGCAGCCGGATCTCTCGACGAATGGCTGTACAACGGTGGACCATACCAACTCGTCGTGTTCCATTTTCTCATCGGTATCTATGGGTACATGGGACGCGAATGGGAACTTAGTTATCGTCTCGGAATGAGACCTTGGATCTTTGTCGCATACTCCGCTCCTGTTGCTGCAGCGTCTGCTGTATTCCTTGTGTATCCCTTTGGACAAGGCTCGTTTAGCGATGGGATGCCGCTCGGTATCTCAGGAACTTTCAACTTCATGTTGGTCTTCCAAGCTGAACATAATATTCTCATGCATCCCTTCCATATGCTTGGTGTTGCCGGCGTATTTGGTGGGGCTTTGTTCTCTGCTATGCATGGTAGTCTGGTCACGTCTTCTCTTGTACGTGAAACCACTGAGAATGAATCTCAAAACTATGGCTATAAGTTTGGACAAGAGGAAGAAACGTATAACATCGTTGCGGCGCACGGTTATTTCGGACGCCTTATTTTCCAATATGCTTCGTTTAATAATAGCCGCTCTCTACACTTCTTTCTTGCTGCCTTCCCCGTCGTTGGCATTTGGTTCACTTCCCTTGGTGTTAGCACTATGGCGTTTAACCTGAATGGATTTAACTTTAACCAGTCCATTGTCTCTAAAGAAGGTCGTGTTATTAATACCTGGGCAGACATTCTGAACAGGGCTAACCTTGGCTTTGAAGTAATGCACGAAAGAAATGCACATAACTTCCCTCTTGATCTGGCTGCTGCTAGCAGTACTCCAGTCGCTCTCACTGCTCCTACAATTGGATAATTAAATGCCTGCTTACCTTAAACGATTACAAATCGACTCTGTAGAAGAGTCTTCAGAACATCCTTCTGCTTATCTTAAACGAGTCGAAATCGTTGAGGTGGTAGACTCAGATGGAAACCCATGGGAACCAGCTCCTGGACCTGACCCATGGGATGAACTGGTAGTTGCTGATAAAGCACTCTACCATGAATCCAATGTTTATGAAATTGGAGAAACTGTTTATGCTACAACCGCCACATACACTGGCGGTGATCCCGAACAGACTATTTACAGATGGCGTTGGCAGTGGCGACAATCTGCTGATGGAGCATGGGCTAATACATCATGGACTAACTATGACAACACATTAGAACAAGTTAGTTATACTATCCCTAACGCTGGTCAGATTAGATTCCAATGCCAAGCAAGAGATGATACTCAAGATCCAGTTGCACAGGTTAACAGCTTCACTCCTGCTAAGAGTGTACCTTACCCTGAATTAGTTGTAGGTACTCCTGTAGCATCAGGGCTGCCCTTTGTAGGAGAGACTGTTACTTGTTCTGAACCTACTGTAACTGGTGGTCTTGCACCTTACACTTATGTCTACACTTGGAAACTAGTACAGGCTCCAGCAGAAGGTGCTTGGAGTACTGGTAGTACAGTTGTTGTTCCAAAAGGTGTTGCAGGTAATACTGGGTTCTGTGAAGTTACTGTAGAAGATTCTGCTGGTACTACTAAAATTGTATCTAGTAATCCTATTGGACCTATTGAGTTCAGAGAGTTCGGTGACATTTCAGTGACTGTTAATGACAT